AATTACGTCAAAACTTGGTTCATTTTCTTTTATCAATACTGGATATTCTATTTTGTAATCTGTATTATCTATTTTTTCTACTTTTATATGAGTTTTTTTCATATTTCTACCATCTGAAAGTAGATACTCTGAATTTATCGTTTCTGCTGCTCCTGCTGTAAATAATTCGTCTAACATACAATCTACTGCATACCAATCTTCACCGATTTGTACATAATTCCAAGCATGTGAAGCTATTTTATCTCCTTGCTTATATGTTCCATTTATAATAATATTTTGTATTCCTAGTCTATCTAGAAGCACTTTAAATGTTCTTGTATATCCAAATGATGAACCTTCGTGTCTTACAAGTACTCCATAAGGTGTATTTATATGAGGTCTATTATCTGTCTTTTTACCATCTATAATTGTGTTTGTTGCTGTATTTTGTGTTTTATATTCTGCTATTTTAATTATTTCATCATGTACATATTTTACTAATTCCCTGTTATATTCTTCATCTGTTTTTGTTCCTTGTGTAGGCTTATTTCCAATAATCTTGTTTACTTCATTATCAAAATCATCATCTGATAAAACATCTAAACTTAATATTTCATTTATCTCTGCACCTATAAATAAGGGTATTGCAGTTGGAGCTAACCAACTTAATGAAAAATTCTGTGTTCCAATGGTAACAGAAAAATTTTGTTTTCCTTGTGCTTCATCGTATTTTTCTTTATCTTCATCATTACCATTAGCCTTTAAGATTCCCATTTGAGCTAACATATAACCTACAAGAGCTATACCTGTTCCTGTAAGTCCTTTAGATAAATTATCTATATACTGATTTAAATTTATATTTCCATTTTTAAGATTTACTAAATCTATAGTTGTAGATTTTACTAACTGCAATGGAGAATACGCTAATCCTGTTTTAGCTACATTTATTGGTACAGCTTTAAAAGGCACTGTTGAATCTAATACAAATTTTGCAATTTCATTATTATTTCCAATTTGATTTAATGCACTAGCTAATCTACTCTCTTGATGGAAAGTTGCTTCTTTGGCTTGAGCTATGGCATAATTTCTAGCTTTTCCTAATTGTGCATCTGTTATATTATTTACATCAATATTATTTGATGCAATATAACTTGAAAGTGCTTTTGCATAATTATATTTTAATCCCCAACCATCTTCTACTTCTAATGCTTTACTATTTAATTTATAAGCCTTACCTAATGTATTATTTAATATATCACTTTTAAATTCTCTTTTATTACTTTCAATTCTTGACGTTGGACTATACTTATTTTGATTTAATCCCAGTCTATCTGCAACATTGTTTATATCATCTTTTGCAAATTTGGCTGTTTTTGCATCTACTCTTCTTACTAAAGATTTTGTTCTTTCCATATCTTTATTGAATATAGCAACAATATCTTCTATACCACCTGCTATTTTATTCTTTAATCCTTGAGTACCCGTCATAGCAGTATTACCGACTATATTTCGTATATGTGTTGTAGGATTTGCAAGCATTGAAAAATATCTCCAACTATCTAATTTTTCAAATGTATTTTTAGCAACTTGTCCGCCTAGTTCCTCATATATATTATCTAAAATATCATACATTTCTTCATTAGATTTAGCACTTAAAATACTTTCTTGCATATCAGAAGTAAATTCAAATAATTGAACTTTTTCTAAGATTTTTCCATTTTTAGTTACTACTTGCTTCCCATCTATAACTTCAACTTTACCACCTTTTTTAGATGCTATTTTTTGATTTAGTTTATTAATAAAACGTTGTATCCATAATACTTGTCCTTCTGGTGATTGGTGTGCAATCATAGCCATTGCTTGTACAGTTCTACCCGCTTCTGTTCCAGCCATAGCTGTATATTGGATTGCATCTTGTAATTCCTGTTTTTGTCCTGTTTTAGAATAATATTGTATTAATCTATCTCCAATAGCTATATCTTCTGCTAATATTCTTTGTCCACCATCAATTTTATCCTTTAAACTACCTAATGCTCGTTCCACTCCAAGTTGCTCTATTGTATAATCCGCTTTGTTAAGTTGTTGCACATTGCTCTCTGGGATATATGTATCAACTCCCATAAGCTCTTTTGCTATTGCTTTAGCCTCTTTACTAACTACTTCACTATTAATTACGGTTTGATATCTTTTTCTTTGTTTCTCTTTAAATTCAGGATTAAATGGTGCATTTTCTGTATTTTTTATACTATTTTCATTATTATTGACATAATTTTGCTCTGATGGTATAATATTATTAATAGGAGCTTTATTTGAAGCTCGAGAGCTAATTCCCTTGGACAATTGGAGTCCAGTAGTGGGTAGCTCTTTTATTATACCTTCATCAATATCATATAATAAATTTCCTTTTTCTATTTCATCATTCATAAATCTATCATATTCTCGTTTTCCATATATACTAGTTAATCTATTATTTAATACTTTTATGTTTCCTATTTGCCCTTCATAATCTAATTCTATACTTACTATTATAGGTCTATCTAACTTGTCTGCTAAATCCGTAACTACAACTATACTATTTTCTTGCGTTGAAGATTTTAATATATTAAGAGGCTCTGACAATGCTCTTGGAATTTCTTTAATTGTATTAATTGGTATTCCATGTTCATTTGAATTTGGATTGTTATCTTCTTTTAATATAGTCTTTAACTTACTTTGTTTTAAAACAATGTCTCTATTAGGCACGCCAATATCTTTTAATACTTGTGGCGTTTTTCCAACTCTAATCATACTACCTGATTTTAAATTTCCAGAAACATATTCGTCAACTTGCTTAGCGAAGTTATCTGCATCATTTTTTATTTGTACTTTTTCTGGTATAGGAGCTGAATTTTTACTTATTGTGTCTTTTGGGATAGGTGCTACTTTTTCTTTAATATCCTTATTAGTAATATTTACATCATTTCCATTAAAAACTAATATAGAATTTCCTCTATATTTAACATTTCTATTTTCGTCAAGATCTCCACCTTCATCTAATACAATCGAATCATATTCTGGATAGTTTTCTTGTAACCATTCTTTTAAATCTTCACCTTCTGTCCAATCAATAGTCTTTATTTTTTTATAATCGTTATCAGACATATATGGATTAATTCCTAGAGCATTACCACCTTTTACATATTCATTAATAAATATATTTTTTTCTTTTTCGTTATTAATATCAAATGGTTTCTTTAGATTTAACGTAACTTCATATATTTTAGGTTTATTACTTTCTTTCCCAGAATTAATTGAACTAGCTGTTGTGTTCATATACCTTTCAGCATACTCTTTGTTAGTTGTAAAATATGAGCCATCATTAAATTTAGATATTTCTCCGTTAGGACTACCATGATAATATGTTAATAACTCTCCACTCTCATTTTTTACTATTTTAGAAATTTTTGAACTTTCTTTTTGTGGAAAATACCCAAATTCATTAATATCATCACCTGCAAATTGTATGTCTTTTGCCTTTACTTTCATTGAAACAATGTTACCTTTTCCATCCAGTTGACTTTCATTATGTCGTTCTGCATATTTTTTGGATAAAGTTATCCAATCTCCATTATTAATTTTATCTCCAGTAGTAGCTCTATATATTGTTACTTCTGCACTAGGATTATTCTTTATTCTTTTTATAATTTGATATGACTCCTTAGAAGCTTCATCATTCATGTTAAAATAATATTCTGGATGTTCATATACATCTTTTGGCATTGTTTGTCCACTATTAGAAATATCTGAAGCATATGCTTGTGTTTCACTAGGTCTATGACTCATCATATAATCATTTTTACTAGCTTTTTTAGGAGCAGACTGGATATACACTTCATCTCTATCCATAGAAAGATTATTATTTATATAATTAGTCAATGTTTCGCCCAAATGCTTATACATACCTTTAATATTACTTTTTAAAAATACAGATTCATAAATAGTATTTCCATTTATATCAGTAGCTAGTACATATATATCACCATCATTATTTTTTTGATTATAATATACATTAGTAGCACCTGATAGATCATTTTCTTCAGTCTGCTCTACCATTAATGGATTTGAAGATGTTCTGCCCACATTAGAGCTTTTATCTATTGCATTGCTAATTTTTTCTACTTTTTGAATAGATATTTTAGATTGCTCATTTATAGAATTATTACTTATATTATTATTTGCATTCTTAATAGTTGAAATCCATTCTTCTTTTGTAAATGGAACATATCCTTTACCTTGTCTATTAAGAGTCGATTTTTGATTTGGCATTAAATCTAACCATGTTTTATTAGCATATATATCAATTTTATCTGAAGGAGAATTTAATCCTATTTGTTCTGCTACTTTTAACCATTGCTCTTTTGTTCTTTTACCTTGATTATTTCCATTAACAAGATTAAGTGCATTATTTACAATAGTATTATCTATTTTTTCACTAGAATAATTTACAAACGAACCTTTTAATCCTTTAATAATATTGGTACTAGGATTTGTTAATACATTATCTATTTTTTTCTCTATTAGAGCAACAACTTCTTCAACATTTTTATTTCGTTCATATAATAAAGTAGCTTCATCTAGGATTTCCCATTTGTTTTCATCTGGTAAATTGCTATTCATTAATTTTTCATTAGCTAATATAATTTTATTAGCTGTTTCTTGATTTGTTATCTCAGTTAATCTCTGACTTATTTTAGAATTCATTTCTGCACTTCCAAGTAAAGCTATTACTTGATTATTAGCATAGTTAATATTATTTACATTTCCACTATCATAGGCTGTACGTAACAAACGTACAGCTAATTCTTTGTTTTTATTATTTAAAAGATAATTTTTATTTTCTAATTCTGATATTATTTCATTTCCTCTAGCTTTTAATCTAGCTTTAATTATATCGTTAGAAGTATAATCTGTTCTTTCTAATTGGGCATTAGCATCTTGTAATTTTTGTATAGTATCATTAACATCTTTATTTAAGCTATTTTTAGAGATTTTAATGTCTTTAATTGTATCCTTTGTTCCTCCTAATAATGAAGAAAATATTGCAAAGCTTAAAGCATTATCATTTATCTCTTTCTGTTGCTCTGGTGTTAAATATAAGCTCATATTCTTTATTTGTTGACCTATTGTATTTGCTCCATAGCTTCCCATATATCCACCAATAAAATTAGAACCATAATTTGATGCTAAAGTAGGAATTAATTTTTGCCCAACTTTGGGAATAATTGATTTAGATGCCTCTTTAATCACAGGTGTTGTTACATCTGTAATTGCTCCAGTTAATGCACCTATTGCAGTATCTCCTGCAATTTCTCTCACGTTATCTGTATTTCCGTATGTATCTGCACCAGAAATAGCCCCATAAGTAACAGAAGATGGTATTCCTAAAGCATTTAATGCCATAGATACACCTATATCAGAACCCACTCCTGCTATACCAGCTAATATCTTATTAGGTGTTACTTTTTCATATTCTTCATCTACCATTTGCTGAATTTCTTCTCTAGTAGTCTTCACAGTGTTATATTTATCTTCGTTTATAATATTTAATTTATCTATACCACTTAATATCTTATTATCTATACCTTTTTCTTCTAATTTTGTTTTTCCAAAATCCATTACAGTATCTGATACATAATCAATTGGGGCTAATATAGTATCTCTTGTTGTATTTAAAGCATATTTAATACCATTTTTAAAATCTTTATTTTTAAATGATTCTGCACTATTTTGGATATTCTCTCTAGCATTATAATAGTAAGGTAATGCATCATTGAGTGCATTAAGCATGGCTTTACCAATTGGTTTTGATAAATGAGCTATACCATAAAATCCACTACTTAAATTATCTTTGAAAGAGTTGCTTGAATTCTGTAAATTATTTACATCAATTCCTACTTTTCTATTAACTGTTTGACTTATTGGAGCTCTTAACACTTCTTTCACGTTTGGATTATTACTAATTATTTTATTTACATTTGATTGATTATTTTGCATATTTCTATTAGCTTGTATATTTCTAATAGTATTTGACATTTCATCCGTATTAAAATCTGGACTAATTAAATTTGGACTTTGCGCATTTTTTTGAACTGATAATCTTTTATAAAATTCATCTAAAGTCATGATTTTTTCTCCTATCTATTAGCATATAAACGATTTGCCCAATCACTTACTCTTAAACCAATTGGAATTGCATTTTTCTTATTTGATTTAGTATTTGAAGTATTAGAATTATTACTTTTTTCATTTGAATTATTATTTTCCTCTAACACTCCTAAAGAACTTTCACTTCCATCATATAAACCATATGGATTTGAATAATTAGAATATGATGCACTCTTGTATGAATTTGATATTGCGTCTTGCTGTTTTTGATATTCAAATTGTTCTCTAGCAAAAGCGTTTGCAATTTCATCTTGTTGTTTTTGATAATTAAACTCATCTAACCATTGATTATAATTTACTTTATTTTGTGTTAAAGAAGATTCTGCACTTAATTGTTGCCATAAATTATCCATTTGTGTTTGAAGTTTATTTAAAGCAACTTGGGCTTTTTCCCTATTACCTTCAAGCTGTGCCTCTGTCATTTGATTGTTGAAATCTTCCATTAATCTGTCTGTACTTTCTCTAGCTGTTGCATATCTGTTTTGATATGTGTTATAAGCATTTAATTTACTTGTCTCACTATATCCACTGTTACCAAGACCACTTGAAAATATATTTTCTGCTTGTATTCCATAAGGATTAATTAATTTTTGATAGTCTTGGTAAGCTCCTCTAGCTTCTTTGTTGAAATCTTGTTGAGTATAGCCTCTTTGTCTTTCTATCTCTGCTAAAGTTTGCTGTGTATTAGCATTAATTTGCTCATTTTGTATTTTTTCTGATTGATTTAATAAATCATTTTGTTGATCAATATTATTTGCATACTTTGTTTCTAAATCTGCATAAGGATTGTTATTTTCCATCTCTATCTCCCCCTTACATTTCCGTTACTTGTTCCAATGGTAAAAATACCTTGCTTATTGCCACTAGGTGTTCCTACCCACACTTTACATCTTTTTTTAACTCCGTTTATTTTTAATATGCATGAAAAAACATCACCATTTAAAGTGATGTTTACATTTTTATCTACATACGTTCCACTAGTTTCAACTCTTATAATCGCATTTATGTTATTGTTATTCCCCATTAATTTATATATTTCTTGCTTTTCATCATCTGTTAAAATTAATTCATATTCTCCTGCTGGGACTTTATTTCGTCTTACAACCTCTTTTCCATTTATAATAACAACTATATTACCTTCACCAGAAAGAGTTAATTTTACCCCGTTTATGCTAAAATCTCCTATACTTGATATGGTTGATTGCTTTGAAGTTGTAATATATAATGTATTGCTCTCTGGTCCAAATCCACCATTGCCATATCCATAAGCTTTTATACCATATCTTGTATTTGGTTTAAGATTTTCTAATGTTATTTCTTTTGATGTTGTTTCTTTTAAAAATGTATTTTCATTATATACATGATACTTTTCTGAATTTATTCCATTTGTATCACTACATTTTATTTTTATTGTAGTTGCTGTATGTGATATTTCTTTAATTGACACTGTTGGTTTATCTGGTTCTATGTCTATTGTTACTGTTTCAGTTTTGGATAATGTTCCTGTATTATATAAATATCCAGTTATGCTAATTTGAAAGCTACCAGAACTTACTTCTACACTTCCGCTTGCAAGTTGTCTTGAAGCTCCTCCTGATATGTTGGAATATACACCATTATTAAGTACTGTTTTGCCATTAATAGTAATATTATTAATTTGCATTGCATTATTATACCAATTGTCCCAATATCCACTTTCATCTTTAGTTTCAATTCCAGCTTGCCAATTTATTGTTTTGCTTTTATATCCTGCTTGTTGCCATGATACATAAAATCTTGAATGACTTAACCTATTTGTATAAATTGTTGGCATATTATCACCTAATCAAATATTTGTATAAATATTTGCCCTTCTTGAAGTTGTGGTACTGTAGTTCCATATTCTATTATTGATTGTTTCTCTGTATTAAGTTTCTTTACCATTTCTGCACTTGCAACTTTTGTGCTTCCTCCTGTTATTAAATCATTAACAATTGTAACTAACCCACTATTAAGTGCTGGAACTAAAATTTCATTAATATACTTTTTTATTAAGTTTGAACCCTCATCAAATTTAGCTTTTAATTCTGTATTTGATAGTGATGGTTTATCATCTAATGCACTAATTATATTTAAGTTTTCATTTAATTTTTCTACTGCCATGTTCTTACCCTCCTATGTTCGTTTAACGTAACTTCCTTGAAATACTTCTAATGTTGCATCATATAATCCAAATGGTCTATCTTCACTATAAAATTTTAAAGTTAAATCTATAAATTTTTTCATTTTTATTTTATAAACAATATAGCTCATTTCCTTAGTTGTAAATGCAAAGTTACTAAAATCAATATTATTAAAATCAAAGCCAGTAGCAGAATATTCCTTTATGAACTTCTCTGGCTTTCTGTTTGTTTGAACTGATACTTTTAGTTTCCCATTTGGTATTGTTTTAATTTTTGCAACTCCACCTCTCTTATTTGTAGTCTTTAAATTATTTGTATCTCCAAAGATGTCAAAAGGTGTTTGCCAACATGAATAAATATTAAAATTATAATCTTTATTTAGTGATTCATCTAATGCTAATATATATCCTGCATCTGTTCCTATTATTAGTTCTTCATTCACTGATAATAAACAAATTGGATTACCAAAATAATTTAAGAACTCTTCACTTGTGTGTTTCCAAAAATACCACTCATACTCATAACCATTTACTCCTTGATATTTCTGTCTTGAATCTGCTAAATAATAGTTTCCATTTACAAGACATATTAGATATCCTTTCCACTCTACCATACATACATCTTCAAAGTTATTCTCATTTATAAACTTACCATCAATCAAACTACTCCTATGAGATATTAATTGTTCTTGATCTATATTACCAATCATACCTTCTAATCCTAAAGGACTTATAAATACTATATCATCATTAAAATTAATACACTCGGATATACAACCTGTACTGATATTTCCCTGTTTAGATGGATAAACTTTACCATACTCACTATCTATTACAGGACTATGATAAAAAATCGTATCATTTTGCTGTGAGGGTTCTTTAAATACCCATAATAAATTATTACCAACAGTAAATGATTTTATAGCACTATCACTTGTTCCATCTTGATAATAAGCTAAATCACTTACATATGCTGGATTATTTAGTTCACAGTGAAATATTGCATTTTTATATTGCGGATTTCCTGTAAAGAAAATACGATTATCAAAAGCTATATTTTTTGTGCATTTTGAAATTCTAGTATCATAATCTGTTCCAGCTTTACTAAATTCTATTACAACATTGTCTTGTCCTTCTGTTAAAGGTTTTACTGGAGCTGTATTAAACGTTATACTTCCATTTACTCTATTTACAGTAAATTCTGTTGAACTAACTTGTGTATCATTTATATATACTTTTACTTCATCTTCATCTAGTAACTTCACATCTAAAAAATATTCTTTACTTATACCATCTGCACAAAAACTATTTTTTCTTCTTGGAGTAAGTACATTTACTGGTTGATAGATTGTTCCTCCGCCAATTGGTTTTCTTGATATAGTTGTAGTTGGTATAAAAGCATCATCTGATACATTTTTTATACTTGTCCCATCATATACTAAGTAATTTAATCCATCATTTATGTATAGCTTATCATCAAATATAACAAAAGAGCTTTTATAGTTATTCATTTGATTATATATTTTTTTATACTGACTCCCGTTTGGATAATCCCATACAAATAAATACTTTCCTGCATGAACAATTAACTTTTTAACGTTATTTATTTGATATAAAAACATTCCATTTATTTTTAAATACGTTAGTAACCCATCTTCTTCTGCCGTAAAGTTAAATAAATTTTTAAATCCAGGTCTTGTTTGAACACAATTTCCTTGAGTATCTGCATAATTTTTATACATATTTATGCAGTTTGGACTTCTATTAAGTGCAACTTTAGCAGGGTCATTAGTGAAATCACAACCAGCTAAGTTAGAGTATAGTCTTGTCATCATATTCGCCATACTATCACCTCCTAGAAATCATAATCACATTTAACACTTACAAGCATACCTGTTTCGCTTAAATCTAATCTATTTATCGCATCTTCATAAGCTTGTTTAAATGCAGTATAGTCTGCACTAGGGTCTGTCTTTAATATATTGTCTATTGCCTTATATGGCAATATCATTTGAACATCTTGGTCTATTTCTAATTCAAAATCATCTTCTGTTTCTTCTGTTATCACTTCTGGATAAGCATAATAAACTAATATATAATTTGCTTCTAGTGAATCATTTAAATATATCTTTTTATTTTGCAAATAGTAATCTCCGTCTATTAGTCTATTAGTATTTACATCTTGTACTACTATTTCTTTTATTTTGTATAAATCAAACGGTAAGCTATATGGTGTATATTTTTCTTCACTATAACCATTTTTTCTAACTGTATAAGTCTTTTGTTTTTTTATCTTCTTTATTTGAGAAAGCTCTTGATATGGTTGTGCAAATAGAAGTTTTAACTTATTTTGAAAATCCTCATCTTCTGTAAACATTTGACCATATCCTGCATCTGGTGAATACTCATCTGCAAGTGCTAGAGCTTGTTTTATAACCTCAATTAATGTCATCTATATCACCTCTTTATATATCTTTAATCGCCTCTAAACTCTCTATTACTTCTGGTACAGTAGCCATTTTATATGGACTTACTACATATCCTTCATCTTCTCCCCATACTAGTTCTATACCTTCTGGAAGCTCTTGTGTTAAAACGGTTCTTTCTACTGTCTTTATACCCATTGCTTCATATTCTCTTGTAACTCTTGTAGTAAGTTTTAAGTCTTTTATTGTTTGCTTTATCTTTCCTTTCCCATCTCCAGTTGTAAACTCTGGTTCATCTAAATAAGTATCTTTCATTACCTTAATACCTAAAAACATTTGCATTGATGGACTCAATATCACTTTCTTAAATTCTACATTTTTACTTTTACCTATTTTACTCATTAAATAAATCCTCCTTATTGGCACGTGTTAATGGATTTGAACCATTACTAATAGTTTTGGAGACTATTGTGCTACCTTTACACTAAACAACGCATATAAAAAAAGAGGGAGTCCTACTTGAACTCCCTAAAATTAAGCTACTTTTACAACATAAATTTGTTCAGGACGTACAACTTTAGCACCAAATACGAATAGACCTTTAACTGCATCTGAAAATCCTTTTTCAGGTCTATAAGCATCAGTAGAATCAATTTGACCAACATAAGCAACAGCTTTTTTAGTTCTTAGGAAACAGCCTTTTGATTTATCATCAAATTCTGGTAAATTATTATCTATGCAAATTAATGCATTACCATATTTACCGACTGCACCTTTCTTAATCATTTCAATGTTAGTTGTTGCAAGTTCAGTCATGCTTTGTCTCATTAGTGAGAATACTTTTGGAGTTACTTCATAGTAAAGTTCCTCGTTAGTTTTAACATTGTTACCATATAAAACTGTTAAAGCATCTTCTAATGTAGCAATAGCATTTGTTTTAGTTACATTAACTGGTGAAGCTGATGCTTCTACTTCTCCACTATCGACTGCATCTTTAACTACTTTAGCTATATACTTGTCTGCTTCTTCAGCTAAACCTTTACCTGCTTCTGCTGTTAAAGTTGCAAGTAAGCCTTTTTGTGATTGTGCTTGGTCAATATCTTCAACTTCAAAATTGAAATATCTGTATTGGTCTATTTTTAATAATTGTGAGTTATCTGTACCTTGCTCTCTATCTATATCTGTACCTGGTATATAAGTTTTTATTGTAGGTCTAACAACTCCTAATATTTTAACTTCTTTTGCTAATTTTACTTCACCCTCAAATTCATAGTCAGAGTGATTTTTTAGTCCTGTTGTTGTTTCAAGTGCAGTTTGAATTTTTGCAGACCACACTGTTCTTTGGAAATGTGTAATTGCCATATTTGTTCCCTCCACTTCTTTTTAAGGGAATAGTTTATTTCCATTTAGCCATACTATCTTCAACTGCTTTTAAAAGCTCTGGATTATCCATAAGCTCTCTTTGAGTAAATTTACTTGCTTCTTCCTCTGTATAATACTCTTTAACAGTGTTTGTTTTAGCTACTGTTCTTGTACTTCCAGTTGAAGCTGGTCTTTCTCTTTTTGGAGTTTCAACCACTTCTTTTGCATTTATCTTTTGATACATCTCGTATATATCTCCAATAGATGTTTGTGCATTAAATCTACTAGCAAATTCTTTAAAAGAATCATCTTGTAAAATTGACTCATCTACACCTTTTTCTTTTAATTGAGCTTTTGCCTTTTCTTGCATCATGTATTTTCCTAAACTCTCAAAAACTACTTTTTGTCTTATAGTACGTTTTTCTGCTGGGATATTATAAATTTCATTAGCTATTTGATTAATATAATCATCTCCTCCATTTATAATCTCCTCAGCTTCTGCTTTTGCAAGTATCTTTTCTTCTCTTTCAGAAAGTCCTCTTGATACTACATCTGGAATTTCTATCCCTTGTTCTTTATAAAATTTTCTTAAATCTTTATTTAAGTCTTGGACGTTTCCGTCATCTTTTCCCATACCTTTTCTTAAGGTATAAGCTAAATCTTCATACTCTTGAATTTTTTTAGCATACTCATTTTCTGCTCTTGCAAGTCTGCCCTTTACATTTCTGTCAATGGCTTCTTGCAATTCTTCCTTTGTATAAAGCTTTTCTTTTACGCTCTCTTTTTCTTCTTCCACTTCGCTAGCATCAGCTTCTGAAGTATCTTCAAGTGTACCTACTACTTCTTCATTTTCTTCTACTTCTCCTGTAGGATTTGTTGTGTCAACGGATGTATCGTCAACCATAACATCTTTGTTATCTTCTTCCATCTTAAATTCCTCCTTGTTTTAAGTCCTGTCGGACTGTCCTTGATAGCCTTTTACCCTCTTACACATGTTTTGGAGCATATAAAAAGCAATTGTCCGATTTTTTCGGACAACTGCTAATTAATCTTTTTTATTCTTTTCCTCATATTCCTTTTGTAGTTCTTCTTTAGTTTGAATAACTTCTTTGCCACACTTTTTGCAGATAAACTTATACCCATTATCCACTTCTTTGTCGAACCACATATCTATTTTACATTCTCTACAATTCATTATCCTTGTCCTCCTACTTGTTGAAGATAGTTTTGAAATTGCCTTATATTCTCGTTTCCTTGATTTGCTATATTTGATATATCTTCTTGTCTTGCTTGTTGATTTAATAATCCTTGTATTTGCATCATTTGGCTTTGAGCATTTTGTTGCATAATAGATATATCTTTTTTAGTTTGCTCTCTTTGTTTGATTATTTCTTCTAATCTCTTCTTTGGATAACTTGAATCATAAGGTAAAGCATTTACCCATTCTTCAAAAGTAATCTTATCTGCTGTAAATAGATTCTCAAGCGATTGTTCCATATCCATTTTACTAAATGGTGTTGTTGGTGTTATATCTACCTTAACATTTGTTTTAAGTTCATTTAAAGCTTCATAAGATACTGGTATTCCAACTGTTACTGTTTCTGTTGATACATTACCATTTTCATCTAATACTTGTTGTTCTTGTTCATCTGATATAACTAATCCATCTATCATATAGTTTTGAATCATATCAAGATATATTCTTGCTATATTCTCTAAAAACTCTTTAAATCTATATAATTGCTCATTTAATGGTTGCTCTTGTGCTTGCTGTACTGCAAGTATTGCTCTTGCACTAGTCTTAGTAACATCTATATTACCAGATGCGTTATCTCCTGCGCCTGCTAAATTCTGTGTATAGTTTACTAATTCATCAAGCAAATATTTAGAATCTGGACTCATTGATGTACCATTTATATATCCTATATATTTTCTTATATCGTCAAGTCCTGCTCCTTCAACTTCAATAGAAGCTCCTACTTTATTTAGAGATGTCAAGTCTTTAACATAGCTTTTATTATATGCAAGTTTAGGATAAGCAGAGTTCTTAACAATAATAGCTCTCCTCATCTCTGTTTTATTTATCTCTATTTGATTTGGTATGTTTGGTTCTACATCTCCCATACCTCTTGCATTTCCTTTTTCTTCTTCCCACACAAAGTGAGCTACTGGATAAAGTTTCATCTTTGTATCTTGTTCTTTTTCTATTTCTACAAACTTTGTACATTTAGTAAAGTGAACTGTTTTTACTCCGTCTGCATTTACTTTCTTATATAGTTTCAAAAGCTCTAAACACATTGGAGTTAATTCTTCATTATTTGTATTGTTTGTATATCCTGCTCTTTCTTTTTTTTCTTCATCTGATACTATAAGATCTATATTCTCTTTTGATACACCTTTTAATAGTGCTTCTTCTTTTACTACAGTTACAGGCTTCCTAAATGCTATTATGATGTATGGTTGCTCTTCAATATTTTCATTTGTTTCATCACCATAGTAAATATTATTCTTATCTACAATCTCTCCTACAACTTCACCATCTCTGCCCTCATTTTCATCAAAATACATAAAAAAGATGCCCTCAGAGTTGATACAAGCATCTTTTACAATAGTTCTTAACTTTGATGTGATGTTTTGATTTTCAAAAAATCTATCTGTATGTTTTGATAATAATTCACACAGTTTATTTGCCTCTTTAGCATTGCTTTCTAAATATGAAGGACTAAATACAACACTATAAGCATTTTGATTTATTACACCTACTTTATACTTTACAATAGGCTTTATAACATTTATTACAATTGGACTCATATCTCCAAGCTTTGCTTTTTCCCATTGTTTGCCATGAAAGAAATTATAGTTTCTATCTGTATTAGTATAAAGGTTCTTTCTTCTGTTGTAGTTTATTCCTCTTTGGTATTCTTGCCATATTGAAGTAGGATTACAATTATCTAAATCTATTTCTTCTCGTTCTATCATCTCTTACCTCCTACTTTATAAAGTCTTGTTGTCCTTTATCTGTTCCATCATAAGCTTCAACATTATTTATAAGTATTTCTTCATTTTGTCTATTTCTTTCTATATCGTCTTTTAAAGCGTTTTCTTCCTCATTAGAGTAATTATCTATTCTTTCATTAAAACTTATTTTTTGACCATATTTTAGTCCTAGATAGTATGCTATAAGTATTAATACTGACTCACAAGCCATAAACAGTAATGCTAATATCATACCAATAAGTAAATAAATCATATTATCACCTCTTCGCTTCCTCTATCTCCTTGATAGTTGTCTTCTCTTTCTATTTCAAAGTTATAAAACTCTTTGTGTATTTCTGCTTTTTCTACATAAGTTCTTTGTTGCTCTCTAATGTAATATACAATTGCAAGAGCCATAACTAAATCATCATGATAACCCACTTGCGCTTCTTCTCGACCTTTATCATTCTTTATAAATACTAAAAGCTCCTCTAAAGTATCTTTATCATTAATTTTGTCTAAATGCTCTTTTAATACTCTTTTTAAATCTCCTAGTATTATTGGTCTTGTTAAAGATGTAGTTTTAAATCCAAATGATTTTTTAACTCTATCTTGTGTAGTATCTTCAACTTTTCTTACATAAAAGTTCTTATATCCTAGTCTTTCAAGTTCACGCTGTGGATAAGTACTAAAGTTAGTCTCAATTCCTATTAAAGCCTCTTTATAGTACATACCCAAGCAATACATCTGCTTTGTATATTCAACTTCATCAGTCTTTTCTTTGTATACTGCTACTTGTTCACCAGTTGTATTGTCTATAACTTGTCCTGTAAAGAAATCTGAGCCATCTTCTGCTGTATCTCCAGAAAGAACATAAGGATAGTTCTTTTTTGGTAGTTTATATATTTTAATTGGACCATTTACATCATCTTGCCATTTAATATTTGTTATTTTTAGTCCATCATATTTATATGAAAAATATCCTTGTTTAAGAGGCTCTTTTAGCTCTGCTATTCTTCTTATAATTGCCTCTTTATCAAAAACGCAATTACCAGATGCTAAAAAAGCTTCTTCGGGGGTACAAGGATATTCTTGCTTTATTAATTCTTTATCTATATATCCACTATACTTCTTGTAATACCAGTATAGTTGCTTATTATCTAACTTCTTTTTATCTTTAAGCCATCTTAATCTATCAAAAATCCACTCTTTAGATACTTTAATATTATTTAAAAATTCTTTTTTCTCTGTTGTAGGAATATCTAGCCTGTATTCTGGAGTTCTCCACCACTCATAGAAACAATTTATATGAGATTTACTATCCCACATAGCTTTAAAGTCATTGAATCCATTTGCAGTTGATTCATAGATTTTGATGCAATTTTTAGTAAATGCTTCACCTATACCAGCTTGAATTAAGGCGATACCATCTCTCCAGAAAGCACATTCGCTTCCATGAAAGAAATTTACTGTACGAGATCTACCCATATTAGCTGTTGCTGTATCAACTTGCCAAGAGCTATTTAACTTTTCAAACAATAATTGCCTTTTATTATTAAACTTTTCTGTTGGTTTAATTACTTCAGGCAATTGGTCATAAGGATATTTAGCTTTATTTTGAAATATAGCTTCAGTATTTGAAGACTCATCTGCAACCGTAAATCCTTGAAAATTCTTATTAAGTATTGTACATGCTAATTGATATGCTGTTATTAGAGTTGTAAATCCTTGCTGACGACCTTTTAATACCAATAGTGATATATCTACTATCTTACCTTTTTTAAAGTCTTCTATAGCTTGTTTTAATTTATTTATAAAATCTCTTTGAACATCATTTAGTATAAATGGTACTGTTTTTTGTTCTTTATCAACCACATAAAAAAGAAGCTCAATAAGTTTTTCTGGACTTTCTTGAACTTCTTCTCTTAATTCTCTGTCAACTACTAATTCATTTGCAATAGCTTCTCTTAATTTCTTATCTTCTTGTAACCTTACTTCTTCGCTATTGCTATTCCATTTTTCAATTCTTTTATCTATAAGGTATTTTGCTTTATACTTCATCTACAACACATCTTCCAGTTTAATAGCTCCACTATGCTCTATCTCATGTTTATCTCTCCATACATCTGGTTTTCTATTTTTTAACCAGAATATCATATCTGTATCTGATGGTGGAATATAAACTTCTTCATCTGCATAAACAATTTCTTCATCTTCTGAAATCTTCTTACCATTATCATTATATTCAATATGTTTCACTTTAAATGGTTTGGATATATTTACTTTATATCCTAAACTTTTTTTAAGTAACATATTCTCTACTTCTATGTCAACAATAGGTTTTGTTCTTTTTTGGAGTTCTTTTAGTTCAAGATGCTCTTTAACATACTTATAAAAAGTAGTCTTTCCAATTCCTAAAGCTTCATACACTTCTTTATCTGTTGCACCATCTCTGTACCAAGCTTCTATTTGTAATAAGTTTGGAAGTATTATATCTTCATATTTTGTACTCTTCTCATTTTCATCTTGCATCTAATCACCACCTTATTTTTAATATTGGTAGAAGTGGTAGGACTTGAACCCACGCTCTCTCGGATATAAGCCGACTGCATTAACCAACTATGCTACACTTCTATAAATAAAATAGAACTGATAGTTTTAGTATCAGTTCCATAAGCAATAAAGAATAAAACCTTTGATTTTTATAGAGATAATAACCTACTACTTTTACTACCTCTATTGAGTAGAAAGCAGGATTTGAACCTACATCTACTAGCTTTCAAAAATAGAAAAACTAGCATGCTACCATTGCACCATTTCTACATATAAAGAAAGGAGGTGAATATCTCCATACTCACCGTTGGTATTATAGACTTTCGCCTTACAACTTATATTCTTCTCAATTATTCAGCCACGATGAAGACAAGTCTGAGCATTTCGGAGCTACCTAATACTTCTTGCCTCTTTCTAGCACCTGCAAGAATGACTACTTACAAATTTCACCCATCATTCAGAAAATATGTTATAGGAGTCGAACCTATAAATTATCTTTTACCTAGATAACCAATTTACCAAATTTGTTCTGTTGGTGTCTCTTTGAGCTACTTTAACCTATTATTGTCTTATAGTGTATTTTACTACACATCACGAGAAACAGCCTTATTTTAGCTTTACTTACATTGACTAATACTTGCAATAGTATTGTTTATAAGCTTCAACTCACAACTGTGATGTCTATTGCGACTGCGACAACCTTAGTGCTTTATTAAGCGAATATAAATTGCACATTACCCTTTAATTGATTTTTACATCTCTTAAATATATATTACTATACATTTAAAGCTACCTTATACAAGTATCCTTGAATCTGATAACTCTGTCGAGTAATTCCATGACACATGATATTGTGTTTATGCACATGGTTATAAATGGTGATAGGTTAAGCCTATCAATCTTCTTATTTATAGTAAAATAAGAGGTTTTTTATATATGAAAAATAAATCTTAAGCTTTATGCCTATTATAATTATAAATTATTTTATTTTATTTGAAAAGTGGACAAATGGGGTACATTTAGGGACATTTTTATCTTTTATATTCATTTTGAAGTCTTATAAGTATTCTTTTCTTTCTTTTTTTTACTGCTTCTATTGTTATATCCAACTCTAGTGCTATCTTTCTATTTGTCTTACCCAGAATATAAAATCCTTTTATTATAGTCTTTTCATCTTCTTTTAAATAATCTGCTAGTTTTTCTAAAAATTTAATCTTTCTCTCCAACTTTTCTTTTCTGTTAAGTAATTTATTCTCTTTTATTATATTAGAAATAGCCATAGCTTCTGTAACATTATTTTTATATCCTTTTGCTCTAATCCCTGTTGTATCTATTCCACCATTTGGAAGACCAGATTCATTTTCATGTAATTCATTTATCTGTGATTCTATATCAACAACTTCTTTTTTATAATCAAAATATTTACTCAATTCTTTTTTAATATCCATATTTCCACCTCTTAATTTATACTTCTTCTATTTCTACTATGATCTTATCTCCATCTATACTATCATAAGCTATTTTATGATCAATTTGAGTTACATACTTTGGACTATCATTTTCCAGTATCTTAGCTTGTACTAAAGCATCTAAAATAAATTTTTGCCCTGACTGTACATTATCTACATCTCTTTTTTTAGTTTTTTCTATCCATAATATATTTAATTTTACTGGCTTAGTACATTTTTGTAATTTACATTTCTTTATATATGCTATTATATCTTTTTGAACATCTCTTTTATAATTATTAGCTAAATACACATTTCTTCTATTCATATTTATATAATTATTATAACTTTCTAATCTAAAAGGCAATTTTAAAACTTGTTTCATATATCAACCTCTAATCTACATTCTCATATCTTCATTAGATATAGTTATTTTTTCATTTTCTTTTCTTAATCTAATTCTAAATATATCTACTTTATCAAAATCAACACTTTCTATAAATTTTATAAAATCTTCTTTATTCATTATTTCTTCCTCCCTACTTTGGCATCTTATAGAATTTAGCATTATTTGAAAGAGCCTTAAATATATTATTTAATATATATTTTACACTTTTATCATCATATTGCCCTAAAACAATATTTCTATCATCCTCTCCATATATTGCTAATATGTTTGTTTTTCCATTTAAGCTTTTCCCTTCTCCAATTATAGTTATTTTATTAGTATCTATAATTAAATTTTGTTTTTGGTCTATTATAATCATTTAGTTTTCCTCCTTAAATTTTATATTCCATTTGTTTAAATAGTTCTTTTGTTACTATTGATTTAATATCATCTTTTGGAATAAACTTACAATTTGTATATATCTTATTAATAAGTATTCCCTCTTGTCCTTTATCTCCATAACCAATTGTTTTTTCTATTAGAAATATTTTTATTCCATTTACATAGTCGCCTTGTTCTATTAAATCTATTATGTTTGAGCTATGTTTCTTTATATCTTCATATTTCACCAAATCAGTTTCATCTGCATAATCATCCAAAAATGTTGTATCTATACGCACAACATCTTGTCCTATATCGTCTTCTCCCCATATTTTACCTATAATACCATCATAATTTCTTACATATTCTCCTACTTTTATTTCATCTTTCATTTAATCACTCTCCTGCACATTAAAAGTTTTTAAATATCCTCTTTCATCTATTAAATTTTCAAAATCTTCATCTGTTAAGCCAAAAATTTCAATATATTCATAGTAATAGCAAATATCAACTACTATCCCATCATTTTCATATATTGTGACCATAGTATCTCCTACAAGATTTCTAGTATTAAATGCTTGCATATTTGGACAATTTTCTTGTAAGAATTTTTTTAATTTACTTATTCTATCCATATTTAACCTCCTATACATTTTCTAATATTTATTTTTTCTATTCCTTGCGACATCATAGATGCTTTGATTATCTCTTCACGTTCTTCTTGAGATACTTTATTGATATCTGTATTTGCCCCTTTAGGGAAAATATTATTTTTGCTTATAAAAGCTCTATAAAATATCAATTCTTGTTTTTTAAAGCTTTCTAAATATACTGAATATATATATCTAAATTCTATTTCTTGTGAAGTTGTTAATATAGTGTAATATTTTACTCTCTTGCCTTTTTGCTTATATAATGGCGCATCCTTAAAGAATGCATATAATATTTGTGATGCTAATCTTAACTCTATTTCGTTTTTGAGGTTTATATATACTTCTTTCTCTTCATCTTTATTTAGTTCTTTTTCGCTAATATTATATTTTTTCATATACTTCTTAAGTAATAACTCTGCATTTTCTTTTTCTCCACCAATTCCTCTATCTGCTAATGCTTTTAATTTCTTTAATATTTCTATCTTCTTATTCATACTCTATTCTCCTAATAATTCTTCTAAAGCTTCAATTTCATTAGTATAGTCATCTAAATCATTATTTTGATTTTTATAATATTCTATCTTTTCTCTTATTGCCTCTTTAGGTACTGAATTTTTTCTTATTTCTAATAATTTATCTATTTGTTCATATCTGCGTTCTATTTCTTTTTGTTGTTTTTCTAAAAGATTTAGAGCTGTATCAATAGCTATTATATCTGTACTATCTATATCCTCATATTTTCCATTGCTTTTTAAGAAATTGTTTAGAAATTCTATTCCTATTTTTAATTTTTTTAAATCTTCAATAGCTTTATTTTCTTCTGTATATTTCATTATAAAACCTCCATAAATTTATTTATTCTATTTCTTAAAGTATGCTTTCTCTTTCTTTTTAATTTCTTTATTTGCTTTCTATTACTTCCATACTTATAATCTTCTTTATATATTCCTTGCAATTTATTGTAACTTTTCATTTTCTTCTACTTTCTTTATGAAGTATTGTTTTATACAATGCTCACATTTTTCAGGATCAGTACTCATAAATTCTGTCATTTCGTCTATAACTTTATTTAACTTTTGATTTTCTGCAAGTAGCTGATTTCTTTCATCAGCTATCTCACATTTATCTTTTAAAGATTCCTTTGCTAATTTTAAATCTTCTAAAAATGGTAATATCCATTCACATGGTATCATTGTAATACCATAAGCATATTCTCCTATTCCAATTTCTTCTCTAGTAGAATGATTATGTTCTCTTAAATACTCATCAGATAAATCTCTGTGTAACATTTTTTCTTTTATTTCTTCAATAAATTCTTCTATGTTTATTTCATTATTCATTTACTTTTCCTCTTTTATCACTTTTGCTACTCTATTTTTAGATTTATTAAGTTCTTTTTTGAGCTTTTTATTTTCTTTTGAAATATTTGAAATTCTATCTATTAATATTAGGTTATCATTTGAAAGTTTAAATGAAAAATTCATATACTTCCTTGTTTCTTCAATTTCTTCATTCCATTCTTTTTCATATAGTTTTCTCATAAACCATAAAAAAGTGATTACCAACATAGTTATAATTACTTTAGTAGCCATTACACATCCTCCTCTTCATACTCATCATTTTTACTTTTATCGTTTTTATTTTTTTCTTCCATTTTTGATACTGGAAAAAGTAATATAGTTAGTATCAAGGCCAATGTTGATAAACCTAAATTACAATATGCATTTTCTACCCAAATTGATATTACAATACAGTTCCATATCATTAGTTCAAATATATCACTTATTTTTATTTTCATTTTTATATTTCTCCTTTACCAATCTAATCCATTTATTTTTAATTGTTTTTCATCTGTGATTAAGCAAATATCATTACTATCAAATGCAATAATATCTACACCTCTATCATTATCTATCCATAATTCAATTTCTTCTAACTCTTTATCTGTAAAAGTATTTAAAATCTTTTTTAATCTAATTAATACATTTTCCATTTTATCTCTCCTTATATTTCGATCTCTCTTTCCATTCTTTTTCATAACATTCTTCACATACACAGTATCCTAACCCTATTTCATTATGAATTGTTAAAGAAGTATAGGTATCTCCAAACTCTACTTTCTTTCCACAGTTTGCACAATTTATTACATCTTTCAACTCGCTTGTAAGTGTTCTTACGTCTCTATCATCTGGTATATAAAAAGGCTCATATATATGCTTTTTATAATTATATTTTTGTAGTATCATCTTTTACTCCTCCACACCATTTTGTACAATTATCTTTATAATACTCAACCATAGCGTTAAATCTTTCTTTTACATTACATTCATCACTTAAATCAATTATAAATGTAAGTGCCAACTTATCATTTACTAAAAAGAATTTTATTGTATATCTACTGTTTTCTTTAAATTGAGTATATACATTGCAATTATACTTGTTATGTAAAAGCTGAGAATATTCAATAAGACATTCTAATATTTCTATTTCTTTCATTTTATATAAACAAAAAGGTAGTCATAAGCTATATAAAATTTATTTAACTTTTAACTACCTTTTCCCCTTTCTTTATTTTAACTCTTTGATTTTATCTAACACTTTTTGTGCTAGTTCTTCATCTTCATTTGATATTTCTTCTTCATTCCTTAATGTGCTTATTAAAGTTGCTAATATTTTTTTCTTTATTTTTTGTGGTAATTTTTCAAGCAAATTATTCATCAAGAATACTATATTTGTCATTACATCAATTCCATTACCAACAACTACAGCTGTTCCTTCTGCGCTTAGAATAAAGCTATCACTTTCTTTAATTCTGCTTATTGCTACGTTTTTTGCTTTTTTTATATCTTCTTTTCCCATTCTCTTTTCCTCCTAAAATGGTAAATCATCTGTATCTTCTACTGTGATTTCATTATCTTCGTCTTTTCTTGAATCTGCAAAATATGCATTTTCAACTATAAAGTCTGTTGCATATTTTTTAGCTCCTTCTTTATCTTCATAACTTCTTGTTTGTATCCTTCCTTCAACTAATACTTGTTGTCCTTTTTGATAATATTTTTCACAGAACTCTGCCACTTTTCCAAAAGAAGTTACATTAAAAAAATCTACTTTTCTTTCTCCATTAGCATCTGTAAATCTTCTATTTACTGCTAAAGTAAAACTTGTTACTTTATTACCTGATTTTTCCATTATTCTTGTTTCTGGATCTTTTGTTAATCTTCCTAAAAACTGAAATTTATTCATTTGTCTCGTCTCCATTCATACTAAATATATCTTCTATTTCTTCATCTGGTACAGATATAAAACTATCTGAAATCTGTTTAATTAATCCACTATATACTTTCTTGCCTTTTTCTGATTTACAATTCTCAACTAAACTGTTAAGGTATGCTTTATCTTCTGCATACGCCTCTATCCATGTTTTATCTTTATATTTTCCAAAATTCATTGGTTTTTCAATATCTGTTATATTTGCTTGTGGTTTGTCTACATTGTTTTCTACTTTTTTTACTGATGCTTCTTTTTTAACCTCTTTAGTTTGTTTTTGATACTCATTTGTATCTGCATCTTTTGTATCATCTATACAAAAAAGTCCATTTAGTGCATATTTTCTAGCATAGCTTGAAGCAGTTCCCGTAACTTGTGAACTATCCATTCCTTTTTTCTCTAAAGGTTCTCTAGCAAATGCTTGTACTTCAATTGCAGTGTTATAATCATCTACATCTCTTAAAATAGCTCTTGCTTTTACATATATTCTATCTGCTATCACTTCAATGTTATCAGTTAATGTTAGTAAAGCTCTATACTTCTCACAAAGTGGTTTTACTGCTTCTAAAATATCTTCACAGCTCCTATAACTATATTTTCCAAAGTCGTTATAATTGCTTTTAGGAGCTTTTAATTCACTTTGTATACAGTTCAATTTATCACAAAGCTGTTTTTCTTTTTCTTCCATAAAATCCTCCTACTTAATTCTTAAACTTGTCTCTCCTTCGATTAAAGCCACGCCTTGAATATTTTCCCCATTCTTCAAAGCTTCTTTTATTGCTCTTTTATCTGGAAATTTAGTTATTTTCTCTATCATATATTTTGCTGGTATTAAGTTTTCATCATAAACTTCAACGCTTGCAGGATTATTAGCTATTGAAATTGTTCCAATTGAGGTTTCCAATTTTGAAATACCTAATTTTTCTAAAGCATCTTTTACACATGATTTAATTTTCTCTACTCTTTTTTCTCTTACTTTACAATACTCTTGTAGACGTTTAATTTGCTCTTTTACAGCTTCTATTTCTGCTTCTTGTTGTAATATATATCCTTGTGTTGAAATTCCTTTATTTTGTAATTCTAAGGCTAATTCATTACCTTGTTCTTGATATTCTTCTGGAGTTAGTTCTCCATCTTCATTTTTTAACACTAATGCTATAAAGCGATTGCTAATACCATACCAACTATTATTTTTCTCCATTGATTATCTCCTCCACATTTTTCAAATATTCTTCAGTAAGATTATTCATTTTATTATATTTTTCTATAAAATCATCTTTAGTCATATCTCCAATAACACCTATCAAATCAGTTAAACTATTAAGCTTTTTATTTTTTTCTAACAGCCTAGCTAAAAAAAATGGTTCTAAAATTGTTTCAATTTGCTTTATATCATCTTTGTAATATTTTTTAATAAATTTATCTAATGTCATAGATGCTACTATTTCAATATTGAAAGTGCTACCAGCAAAAGCACATCCTTTTTTGGTTGCAACTATAAAAGTATCCTTTTCCTCATCTATAAGCTTTTTTAAATCTTTTTTGCTAATTTTTTCCATTACTTTTCCTCCTATAAATCATCATAAAATTCATCTAAATCTTCATATTCCCTTTGTGAATATTTTTGAAAGTTCTTAACATTTTTCTCCTTACCAGCAGGTTTATCGACGATTTTCTGATTAAGATATTTCTCGAATTTTGTTCCAAAGAGAGTATCTGGACATAAATGTTTTTCAAGTTCTGTTCCTGTCCATTCTTTGACTTTTTTATCAATTACAGCTATGAAGTCGTCAAGACTATATCCCTCGTTCAATCGTGCATTGATACGTGAAAGAGTGCTTTTACTATTACTTCTATACCTTGCTCCAACTCTTTCATTCAAGTAATCTATAATTTTCTTAGACATCTCTCCTAGCCTGCTAGTGTCGTCGGTGTCTTTAGGCAACTCGTTTAGTAAACTAACGTCGTCATTACCTTTTTCTTCTTTCTCTTTTTCTTCCCCCATACCCCTATCTTTATCTCTATTATCTTTTACATTTACATTAGACATAGACATCATAGATGTGTTTTTCTGGGGTTCTTCTTCCGGTTCTTTATCCGGTTTTTTTCCGGTTTCTTCTTTGGTTTTATTTATTCTTCTTTTTGATTGATTTTTACTAATATCTATTGGTCTTTTTAAGTTTTTAAAAATAGCATTACTCATTCCATTTAATTTAGGTTCTATGTCATTAAAAACATAGTCAAAAATAGCAAGAAGAATTTCTTTTTTTTCATCTTCTGTTGACAGATTATCAATTAGCTCTGCATATTCATTATAAAAAGTGAAGCTCTTAATTTCATTCATGCCTTCAACCCCTGTTATATTTTTACAATATTTCTTCTATTTTTTTAGTTAGTTCCTTTGATAATTGTATAATTTGCTCATAAAAATTAATAATATATTCTTTTTTGTTCTCATTTTCACCTATTTTTAAACAATATTTATCAATAATACTGTGCATTATATCTGTAAATTCTTTATCAAGTAGCATGATTTTGGCTGACTTATCTCCTTCATCTGCAATTTTAACTAATACTGTATCAAGTATATCCATTATCTCTTTATTCATATTTAATTCTCCTTATTATTTGATTTTTATTTTATTCTTTGTTATAATAGTATTAGTAGTTTTTCCAAACTACTTTTACTTTAAATAGAAGCATTGTTTTGAACGCATGGTGCTTCTATTTTTTTGTCTAAATATTTTGTAAGATCTCCTATGTTTATAGCTACTCTTTTTATGTTAGTGTCATTTGGATTTTTACTATAAATATTACACATGTCCTTATGAATTATTTTTAGTGTATTATTAAGTTTTATCACTTCTTCATTATTCATTTAAATCACCTCCTTATCTTTATCTTTCATTAACTTATTCATAAAATCATTTATTGTTTTTTCTATTATCTCTGTAATCTGAAGTCTACTTATTGCTTTATAATTTATATTATCATGGTTCTTATAATACCAGTCTCTAAATAAATTTTTTTCAACCTTTCCAGAGTCTACTTCTGGGAAATCTTTACATCCAAACCATCTTCTCACTTCCTGAATATTAAGTCCCATATAATCTGAAATTTCTTTTTGAGTAAGCATTAGTGGTAATTCTTCCCAACTATTTGATATGACTTTCTTGTATTTAGGCATATTTTCACTCTCCTTTCTACTTATATGTACTTATTGATGCTACCCAATGAAAAATAAACTTTTGCTTTATAGTAAGAAGAAAGTGAGCCGAGTAGCATCAGTAAATACATATAAGTTTTTTTTGTGTTAGGTCGTCGATTTTTTTTTCGAATCACATACCCTTAGTGATACTGTTCTGAATTGGAGCAGTGACTGAGATAACTCGAATAGTACTATGAGCTATAGCTTATTTAATACATAAACGGTGGATGACTTTCCAGATATGTATTTCTTTTAGAACAGCATCATTAAAGATATGCGACTTGTTTTTTACCATTTAGAATGATATAATACTATAAATACCAAAAGGGTATTACAAAGGAGATGATTCGTATGTCAGAGTTTTTGTATATACCCTGTTTCTTAAAGATTAGTATTTTATATAGTGGTATAACTATATAATTTAGCTGGACAGCTTAAAATCTAAAATTCTAACAACTAGAGGGTATTTTATAATATTTTTAGCAGAACTATAACTGCATAAGTGTTAGAGCTTTCATAGAAGTTATAAGTGTCAGTTATAATATTTTATAATCAAGTACTTAATAAGGAACCTGTGAAACAAACACAGTAACAAATAGGGAGTGAAACAATACACTCGTTAATAAAATAGGATTTTACTTATTAAATTACTAATTATAAAATTGCAAGAGTTTAAGATAAACAAATATTAGAGAAAAACTAATCATACTGACACTATGGTTAGTTTTTTCTATTTCCATAGATCTGTTACATTTACTTCTAAAAAGTCTGCTAATCTATATGCTATCTTTAGATTGGGAATATTATTATTTTTCTCCCATTCTGAAACTGTAGTTTGTTTTACATTCATAGCTGTTGCTATATCGGTTTGACTTAAATTTCTTTTTCTTCTTATTTCTCTTAAATTGCACTTAATATTTTCTTCACCCATATTGCACATCCTTTATTTTTTATCTATTAATTAAAGTTAATGATGTTATTAGAGCTGTTATAAAACTAACAAATATTGTTATAGCAGCTCTTAATATCTTTTTTTCTATTTCACTCATCCTTCTCCTCCTACATTATTTTAAATAGTCTATGTCTTTGTTCAGTATATATAAATTAAGATTTCTGAACTAATATAGTAAAAAAATATTCATTAACTTTGTCAAAAGTAATCCCTAATAAATTACAGGACTTTACAATTTCAGTTGATGAAAATTCAACATTATTATTTAGCTTATTACTTAAAGTAGATTCATTCATTTCCATTTCTTTAGCAAATATAGCCTGTGTATTAAAAACTTCTTTTATTTTTCCTTTTAATTTACTAAAGTCAAATTTTATATCTGTATTGTTCATATTTTACCTCCTTTGTTAAGTTTTCTGAACTGTACATATAGTACCATACCTTTTTTAATGTGTCAATAATATTTTATAAAAAAATTCAACTTTCTTAATTTTTTTTATAATATTTGTTGATTTTTTTATAATAATACCTTATAATGCTTTTATAGGAGGTGTACACTAATGGAATCATTCTCAAATAGACTAAAAGAAGCTATGGCTCTAAGAAATATGAAATCTACAGAATTATCTGAAAAGTCTAATATTCCTAAGTCTGCAATAAGTCAGTATTTATCTGGACAGTATGAAGCAAAACAAAAAAGTATATTCAAATTAGCAAAAGCTTTAAATGTATCAGAGTCATGGCTAATGGGTTTAGATACACCAATGTGTAAAGATTTAAGAAATTCTTTAGTACATTCTTTAGACTTATCAGGACTTTCTGATGAAGACATAGACTATTTAAAAAAACAAATTGAATATTTAAAGTTTAAAAACCAGAAAACTGACAAGACATAATCCCCCTTATTATATAGACTCTAAAAATCGGGATTTTGTCACATTTTTAGCAAAATTATGTAAAATTCGTATATATTTTTATGAATTATACAAAGAAAAGAGGTTTATATGGATACAAATGATAAAAGTAATGATGGTAGAATTTCTATTATATGGGTAATTTTATTATCAATAATTTGTTTATTTTTATTAATTAACAATTCTTTAAAAAATGAAAACTACTATGATGATTATATAGATGAAAATGATTACGAAGAAACAATCAAAGAATTAGAAAATAAAATTTCTGATTATGAAGATGAACTGCAAAGTTTATATGAAGATTTATCATATTATAAAAATATGGTGGATGAATTAGAAAATGATATAGAAGATTTAACTACTGATGATAATTTTAATTATGGTGATTTAACTGATACTAGTGAATAATAATATGTATTTTTTATATGAATGTGAGGTGATTTTATGGATGAAAAAAATACTATAGAATTTCATTTATGGTTAAATATATTAGGTATTCTTTGGGCTATACTTGGAATATGTGGAGTTATTTCTAATTTTATTTCTTTATTGTTTAATTCAACAATTCGTTTATCTAGGTTAATTATATAGTTATCATAATTTATTATATTATTAGTAGAGAGAGAGTCTTTATATACTCTTTTAATTAATTTATTAACTCTTAAGACCAGTTCTTTACTGGAGTACGGTTTAGTCATGTAATCATCGCTACCAAGTTCAAGTCCAAATATTTTATCTAATTCTTGGTCTCTTGCAGATGTAAATATTACTGGAACATTCTCATCTTTTTCCCTTATAGCTTTGATTACATCGTAGCCATTTATATCATCTCCTAACATTATGTCTAATATCCATAAATCCACTTTGTTACCAACATAAGATATAGCATCTTTTCCTTTAGTGAAGCAAACTGTTTCGTATCCTGCTCTTTCTAAATATAACTTTACGATATTGGCAAGAGCTTCTTCATCTTCAACTAAACATACTTTATACATAAATACCACCTATCAATAGTATAGCACTATTATTTATTTTCGACTATTAAATCTACCTCCTTTTTATATTATAGTTTTTATTAGTTTTTACTTATTGGCATCTCTCCTTCTCATTTATATTTTCTTTTGTATATACTAAATTTTTATTCTTTTCTTTTTTATTAAAGCATGCTATAATACTATTATAGGATAGGGAGCCTATAAGGAGGAAAATTAAATGGGAAACAAAATCAAATTATTTTCATTTGCGTTATTAGCAACACTTTTATTTGCGTTTAATTTTGGAGTTGTAAATGCTGCTCCAAAGTCAATTACGGTTAAACGCGCAGAGGTCTTATCAGATTTAATTACTAATCATGATCATGGATTTACTATTTTTACAACTACAGAGGGAAAAATTATATATTGCTTAGATAATTTAAAACCAGCATTACTTTCTGGACAAATAGCTAGTGATAATGGTCAAGCTGATGATGGTGTATTATACATTTTACAAAACGGTTATCCAAACAAAAAAATAACTGGTAATACTGAAATGGATAAATATATTACCCAAGCTGCAATTTGGTGGTATATGGATGATACTAATCAAGGTTCAAATAAATTATCTGATGAATTCAGAAATGCAACTACTACTGATATTAATGAATTAATTCCAAAAATTAAAGCATTGGTTGCAAATGCGAAAAATTATAAAAATAATTATACAAAACCAACAGTTAATATAAGTTTAAATAATACAACACTTGCTTTAACATCTGATAATAAATATTATGAATCACCTTTGATGACAGCTACTTTAACTGGGGCATCTACTTATAAGGCTGAAGTTAGTGGAGCTCCTAAAGGGACTACTGTTGTTAATGAAAAAGGTGAAGCTAAATCTAGTTTTAATTCTAATGAAAAAGTGAAAGTTCAAATTCCTGTTAGTGCGGTAAAAGAAAAAACAAACTTAACAGTTAAGTTTACTGCTTCAGGAAAAGTACAAAAGGCTATGATTTATAAAACAACTAATAGTGAATACCAAAGAGTTGCTGGTTTATATGATGAAGTAGTATCTCTTGAACAAAGTACTAAATTAACTGTAACTCCAAAAGCACGTGTGTGTGAAATTGATGGAGACAAATATTATGGTATAAATGGTACTGAAGTTGATAAGGCTACTTATGACAAAGAATGTAATAAACATGTATGTGAAATCGTAGATGACGAGTATTATGGTGCTAATGGTACAATCGTTGATAAAGCTACATTTGATAGTGAATGTGGTAATGAAGTTATCGTTCCAAATACTAGTTCAAATGTTTCAACTTTAGCTATTGTTATGGGATTATTAATGATAGTTTCAGGTTCTGGATTAATCGCATATAAAAGTAAAAAGAGTTATTTATAAGAGTAAATAGCTCTTTTTTTCATTTTTATATATTTTTTTTTTCCCCCTTCGGGGGGGGGGAAACCCCCCCC